CTAAAACCTGCTGATACTCCGAAGGTTGTAAGTGTTACTATCAAACCATTTGTTGCGTTAAATGTACCACAAAATCTAAGGTTTTCTTCTGATAATCTTCCAAAACCAACAGAAAAAAAGCTATTACCGTTAAATATTCTTAGCTGTCCTGTAGATTCTTGTAACCAGAAAACACCTGTTGGCAGATCAGATATATCAGGTGATGCTTCTTGTATAAATCCAGTAGATAAGTTCGCTAATTTATCCATTGTTATAGAGTCATTAGCTAAAAAGTTTGTACCAAACGTACCAGTAGTAATTTTAGTTGTTGCTAAATCAGGGATATCACCAGCAGCAAGAGTCGTTCCAGCAGTAACGATACCTTGAGCCGATACTGTAACTTTTGGATATGTACCTGCTGTTACACCGCTATTTGCTATAGATAAAACACCAGTTCCAGAAATTGATAAAGGAGCAGAAGCAACTGGTATTGATACAGCACCAACTGTAGACGCAGTAGCTAAAGGTAAATCACTCGCAACAAGAGCCGTTGTTGATGTAATTAATCCTTGATCGTTAAAAGTAATTCCTGATCTAGTCGCACCAGTAACAGTATTATTTATTGATAATGCACCTGCTGCTGTAACAGCTAAACCACCTGTTGATGGTACGCTTACGCCACCAACTGCTGATGTTGTAGCTTCTGGAATATCACTTGCAACTAATGCTGCTGTAGCTGTTATTAATCCCTGTGCATTATATGTAATACCATTTCTTGCAGATGCTCCTCCTGTTACTGCATTGTTTATTCCTAAATTACCTGACGCTACATTTAATGACCTATCAATATTAGATGTATTTAATTTTGCTGCTGTTATAGTTCCATCCGTTATTTTTGTACCTGAGACACCTGAGATTTTGCCATCGGTTACAGCAGAGTTAGCAATAGCAGCAGTATCAACTGCATTATCAGCTAGTTCACTAGAACCAACTGCATTTGCAGCAATTTGTGTAGCAGTAATAGTATCATCAGCAATCTTGGCAGCAGTAACAGCATTATTAGCTAACTTTTCTGTAGTTACATTTAGATCTGTAATTTTTAAAGTCGTAACAGCATTAGTTGTTAAAGCTGCGGTATCTACTGCGTTATCAGCAAGTTCAGACGATCCAATAGCATTAGCAGCAATATTACCAGCAGTAATCGTATCAGAAGCGATTTTCGCACCTGTTACGGCACTATTAACAATAGCAGCAGTATCTACAGCATCATCTGCTAATTCATTTGCAGTTACAGCATTATTAGCAATTTGAGTAGATGTAACAGAAGCGGATGTTAACTTTGCTCCAGGAATATCACCATCACTAAAGTTTGTTTTTACAAAAGTAACAGCACTATCAGCTATCTTTGCAGTTGTTACAGATGTTCCCGCCAGTTTATTTGTTGTTACATTTAAATCTGTTATCGCTGCTGTATCTACCGCATCATCTGCAAGCTCACTTGAAGTAATAGCATTAGCTGCTATCTGCGTAGCTGTGATCGTATCATTTGCTAATTTTGCACCAGTTATTGTTGCATCTGTGATTTTTGCATTAGTAACAGCGTTATCAGCTAAAGTGGCAGTAACAATTTGTCCTACAGACAAAGGATAACTAAGTGCTGTAGCTGGTATAGAAGCATTATCTACTAATCCAAAAGCACCTTGTACTAAGTTCTTTGCAGTTATTTTTTTCGTTTCTGTTGCACTTACATCAGCAACAGCAATCGGATCTGTTGCTTGCAGTTGGGCTGAACCTAATTCTGGTAATTGTGTAATCTGTAGATCAGCCATGTCAAGTCACTTTTAAGTACATCATAAATCTTATTTTAAGGATCTTCAAGTAAAATACCATCTCCATCCTCTTGCAATATCTTATCACTACTTTCTAATAACAAGAATGAAGGTGGTACTCCATTATGTAATCTAATTTCGCCATTAGTTATAAATTCTATCCGTGCTTCTATTAAACCACTTGCAGGTACGTTTACAGCTACATTAGTAACAACGCACATTGATTGATACCAAACACTGTTTGTAGTTTGACTTGGATCGTGATATATATAAAATCTTCCTTCAAAATCTGCACCCTGCTGCATCCGTACCAATAATTGACTTAAATAAACAGGAAACTCAGGACTAGCAAAGCCAGGTGTATCATTTTGAAAATTTCTATGTTGCCATATCGTTTGTATTGTTCCCTGTCCTGATATAAGACCATTTTCATATTGCCTTCTAAACTCTTCTCCTAAATTAGTAATATCAACAGTATCTCTAGTTGTTGTAATTTCAAACTCAGTAATTTTTGCAAGCGGTCTAAATCTAGTGTTTCTGGTACGTATTAATATATTTTTTGTAGAAGATGGTGCAGTTAATGCAAGTGCGTCTGTCACCTCACCAGCTAATGCTGTTGCAAAATTATTGTATAGCTTAATTCCACCCATATCATCAATATGAATATATTTACGAAGATCAGGAAAATTATGACCAGATAACAACTCTAAATTACTACCATCAACTGTTTCTATTTCAATCTGATCTCCTGTAATTAACGATCCACTAACATTATCAACAGAAAATCTTTTCTTGGTTGTGTTTACATCAGCAGGGTTTAAAGATGTTCCTAATGCAGAATTTAAGGCATCACGTTTTAATTCAATAAAACCTGTTGATCCAAAATAAATAGACATTTATAAAACAACAACAGTAGGTGCTCCATTCACTTCAAAACTAATATCTGCTGCTGTAACCTCTCCAACTGCACTTGTAATAGCAAAACTTGTTGGTATCGCTTGAAATGTAAGAACCCTACCAAGAGTAGAACCATCTTTTATTCTTAATGTAAAAAGTACAGCAGTGGCTTCATCAGTAGTACCATCACCGCCTGATGTACTTCCAGTTCTTATAATATTGTTTATTAAAGTACTAAGCTGTCCAGCACCGCCTCCAGCAGTTTCCTGATAATAATAAACACTGGCACTACCTGTATAACTTCTAGTACCATGAATAATTGTTCTATCAGTATCTTCTAAAGAAACAGTCTCTAGAACTGCTTGATTCATACTAAAAGACCATGACCTGACTTTGGCAACTTTCGTACCATCTATAAATAATTCACCTTCTTTACCAGAATAAAAGCCAGACATCGTTTTAGTTTAATTTTAAATACATTCTAATCCCCATCGAGGCAAGCGACAAATTTACATTGCACATTTGATCTATTTGGTCTGACACTTGTAACTGTTGGAGGACCATCAAATCTATATCTTAACAGAAGTTTTCCAGTACCATCACTTGCTCTGACTTTATCAAATAAAACACTGTCTGTTGTGTCAGGAAGAGTAATCCCTGCTAATGCGTCACCACCATGAAATTCAAGATAATCATAATGAGAATTAACTTCTTCATAGGTATTTAAAATTTGATTAACTTCTGAATCTGTAATATTTGTAAATCCTAAAGTTAATTTTGCATCTACTTGTTTATTACCATATCTAAGAACAGTTTTTGCACCATTTTGTGCAACAAATTCAGTTTGTGGATACCTTCCAGGTGTAAAAGTTCTAGATGTAGGTTTTATATTCGGAAAAGGAATTTCAGATGCCATTATAAAGACCTAAAATCTGTATCAATATAATTTATTGTAGCAAGAGTTCCATCAGATAAAAGAGGTGCATGGCTTGCAGATAGTTCTATCAACCCTTCATCTGTATATGTAATAGATTCAGTTTTATATAACCTATTAGATTCAGTGGTTTGTTTTACTGTAAAAACAGATCCATATAAATTAGCATTACTAGTCCTACCATTTACAACATTTAAATTAGATTCTTTAACTTCTTCTGTGCCTGGTTTCCAATGATAAATATTTACATTACTTAGACTACTATTACCAACACTTTGTACGACTCCATCAGGAGATATTACACCATTTTCAAATCTACTAGTGTGAGTAGCTTCAGAAATAAATCTTATATAATCACCTGGTTTTAAGCCTAGTGCAGCTTGTGGTGTGGTTTCAAATTTTATACCATGATCTACTTTTTGTCTAATTTTTAAAACGTGTTTTAAAAATGTTTCAGCATGATCTTCGCTGGTACAAAAATCAGACATATCAAATACTTCTATCGGGAATTTTTCTTCTATAAGGTTTTCATCATCACTGTCTATAGTTAAAGTTTTTGATAATGTTTCAGAAAATCCATTAGGTACTTCTTTTCTAAAATAAACAGTGCCTATAAAATTTTGACGTTCTTCTGGAGCTAAAAAACTAACCTTAAGATTTCTTGTATTACCATCTGTGAATAAAGCTCTAACTATTGGTTTTTGATTTTTAATTATTTCAAAATTATTAGAGTCAAATGGAACAGAAGGAAACAGTGAAAACTTACCACCAAGAATTGTAAAATCTAATAAATTAAATATCGCATTTTGATATATAAACTCTCTTATGTTTTGTTTATCAGTAATAACTCCATCCCAATAAAATCCATTGGCTTCGCAAAACTTAGCTGCGATTGTCATTCTCTCCTTATCAACAGATGGAACACCAACAAGATCAGCTAATCCAAATTTTTTATTAGTTAATAAGGCATAAACTATTTCGGGAAATAAATTAGTCGGACCAGTTGTATTATCTATTAATCTTTCAACTTTTATACCTTGCTTAATATATGCAGAAAATTGTGAAAAACTATTCCATTCTTTAGAACTGCTAAGACGTAGTGCAACATTAGCAATACCAGCTTGTTCAAATTTATATTGAGGTGAGCTAATGGTACTACTTTGTTCATTTACATAAACAATTTCATGTTCTGGTCCGTCTTGATGACTACTACGTTCTGCATCATATTGATAGTAATCTGTAATAGCATCAAAGGGATTTAAATTTTTTCCTTCGGGCCAAGGTTCTGATACAAACTCACTAAAATCAGTAACAATATCAATATTATTTACTCCTGGAAAATTACCTGTAGCTGGAATATTTATAGTGTCGGTATCTTTATAGCCATTACCTCTTTCATTTATTTCCCACCTAGCACCAGCATAATCATTTGAATCTATTTTATTATATATTTTAAGATTAACAGTCAAACCTGTTCCACTACCGCTTGTTGAAGTTGCAAGATTTGTATGAGTAATCGGTTCTTCTTCTTTCATTTCATATTTAATCATTCCATAATATTTACCATCTTGATTACCTCTAACTTTTGTAATTTCTAAAACAAACTCTCCAACTCCATATCTAAATCCATCATCACGATCTATATATGGTTGACTATAAGGATCACCTACTGTAATACCAGAACCTTTTGTTAAAGGATCATTTATTGTTCTATTTCTATTGGTAATATATTCATTCCAATAAGGGTGGTTTTTTTGGTTTCCCCATTGCCAAGTACTACCACCAGTTCTTCCTTTGTATCTAATCCTTGCAGTTACATTACTACCTCTTATTTGTTGCTCTGTAGGCGTTCTTCTATCTACCTCTATCCATCTTGTAGACCTTGGTATAAAACCATCAGCATTTGTTAATAATTTATTAATCTTTCCTCCATCTGTGGCAGTTGGTAAATCACCTAAAAACCATTCCGTATTTGAAGCGTCACCACTTCTTAAGTTTTCTTGAGAACCTTTAAAAAATACATCAAATTTTTGCTGATTAGGTTTTGCTTCATAACTTAATAACTCACCAGAAGCACTTAAAATTCTTATAGGATTATTTCTATCAATAAATTCTGCTTTTACTAAATTACCAGGGAAAGGTATAAATCTAAATTCAAATTCTTTTCGAGGAGTGCTGTAATGATTAATTCTTATAAAATTATATTGTGGTTGAGGTGAATTACCTCGAACACCAAAAGGTATTCCTTCATCTATATAATTCCAATCTACTTCATTAATACCTGCTTCTCTTGCTTGTAATCTAAAAAAACTATATCTAGTAAGATATTTACTCATTCCACCAAGAGATATACTGCCATCATCATCGTTGTATCTTTTTACAACTCCATCCTCTGTATCAGCATTTACTGTATTCGTACCAACAGCACCAGGATGACTATTTACATTAGGAAAACTTGTTACCTGTTTAAATACTTTTGATTTCAAACCAATTTCTGTTACATCACAAGCTTTACTATTACTGATCGTACCAATAGCTACCTTTTGTAAGGTTAGTAA